ACGACTACCGCCAGGGGTGGGTCAACGGCTTTCGACCTCTAGTCAAGGAGGTCAAGGTCTTCGACATCTCGGTCCTGCGCCGCCTCAACCAGGGCGCGCGGTCGCCCTACCGATCGACGGCGATGCCAGGGACGGCGAAGACCCTCGGCCAGTCGATCGCGGGCTGGGGCGCGCATGTCGTGTTCGCGCACCACGGCCGCGCGGCGTCGAACCCGGAGTTCCTCGGCGCGCTGCACCGCGAGGGCGTCGAGACGGTGGTCTACCTCTGCGACGAGCCCTACGAGAGCGGCGAGACCTGCAAGTATTCGCCGCGGTTCAAGCACGTCTTCACGATGGACGCCTGCACCGTCGAGGCGCACCGGCTGTCGAGGCAGAACCGCGACTGCGTCTACTACCTGCCGCCCGGTGTGGACACCGCGCACTTCCACTACCGCCCCTACTTCGACGACGACGGCGAGCTGATCCGCGAGATCCCTGCCTTCTTCCTCGGCAACGCGGCGCTCGTCCCGCGCAAGGCGTGGCTGGAGCCGGTCAGCAGGCTCATCGAGGGCGCGGACATCCGCTTCTTCAAGCCGACGGGGAAGGGGCACCCGAAGTGGATCTCGCTGCGCGACCACCCGCTCTTCTACGCCAACTGCATCGTCGGGCTGAACGTCCACCGCGCGCCCGAGATCACGGACGAGTGCTTCAAGAAGCGCGTGCTCGGCAGGGGCAACGAGGCGGTGCCCAAGGGCCTGACCCTCGCCTCTCAACTCCCCCGCCGGCCCGGCACCGGCTTCTGGAACGACGGCAACCTACCGGCGTCGCACGTCAACCCGCGCTTCCTGGAGATGGCCTCCTGCGGCACCCTGGTCGTCAGCGACAACCACCGATCCGAGCTGGCTCGGATGTTCCCGATGGCGCCGCAGGCGGACTCGCCCGAGCACTTCTTCGAGCTGGTCCAGCACTACATCAACCACCCGCGCGAAGCGGAAGAGATCGGCAGAGCATGTTCGACCCTGGTTTCGAGGCGGCACAGCTACCAGCACCGCGCCGCCGAGGTTCTGATCCGACTTGGCTTTCAGAAGTCGCTCGTGGACAGCCAGCTTTCCTCCTTGGGGGCGCCGGAGGACTGGTTGACTCCACAGGACTGCGGGCCGCGCGGAATCAGCTCGTTCTCGGGTCGAACTGGACACTCCGAGCGTTGGTCCCCTCAGCTTGGCATGTCGTTGACCAGGGTGTCTGGAAGAGCGAGCGACAGCACCTCGCTCGATGCCCCGACACCCTGGCTGTGATCGCCAGCAAGCACATCTTCGGTGGCGGCCCCTACTCGGTCGCGGGCTCGAACGCGCTCCGCACGGTGGGGCAGGTGCGGTGGCCGATCAGCGAGATCTCGATCGCGCCGGCGAAGGGTGGCACGCGCACGAAGGACGGCGTCTACCGCCCGGCGATCGTCGAGCCGTTCCTCCCGAAGCGGATCACTGACCCCTATCACCCAGGCGGGAACTCCCTCTGCTACATGATCCAGACGGCCCACCTGATGGGCTGCGATCCGATCTACGCGATCGGGTTTACCCTGGCGTCGGGCAGCACTTACTTCTTCGGGAGGGAGAATCCGGTGACGCGCCGGTCTTCCATCTACGACACCGAGCGGGCGATCCACTGGCTACGGTGGTATCAGTCGCGGTATCCTGGCCGCGTCAGGTTGTGGCCGGGCTTCAACGGTCCGGTCTACAAGGTGCTGGAGGTGGTCGATGAAGACGAAGCAGAAGCCCTCGGCGGGGCTCAACCACGAGACGAACGAGACCCGCAAGGTGTCGATGTTCAAGCGGTCGAGCAACTTCGCCCAGATCAAGGCGATCGACCCGTTCACGCAGATGAAGAGCAATCCCTGCGGGACTGGTAAGAAGCGATGAGCCAACCGGGCCTTGGCGGCACTGTCGCCGGTGGATCACCACCGAACCCCCGCGGAGGTTTCGCTGGCGCGACCGGACGCGGCATGGGGACCTACAGCCGGCTACCCGGCTCGAAGCCCGTCACAGGCCCGACCACGCTGATCGAGGACCCGTTCAAGGACGGGACCAACATCGCGAAGACGGCGCGGCTCTACGAGGAGTCGGTGGGGTTCCCGAACCTCGCCGGCAACAGGTTCGTCGTCGAGCAGGCGAAGATGGCCGTCGGCGCGGGGCTCAAGGACGTGTTCAACGTCATGGAGTTCCTCCGCAACAAGTGGCTGATCCTCTACCGCCTCTACCGCGGCGAGACGCTCGATCAGTTCAGCTACGGCCGCACGCGGATGCACTCGCCCGAGCCCTACAAGGCGGTCGAGACGTTCCACCCGAAGCTGATGCGCTCGCTGTTCAGCAACGAGCGGTGGTTCAAGCTCTACGGCAAGGACGGCTCGGACGACAACAGCGCGAAGTGTCAGGAGGTGCTCTGCCGCGACCAGCTTCGCGAGTCGAGGTTCATCGACAAGATCGCCCGCTTCGTTCGCGACGGGCTGATCTACGGCACCGCGATCCAGAAGTGCTACTGGAAGCAGGAAGCCGACGAGATGCGCTACCGCACCGGGAAGCGCGTCCCCCGCAAGAACGGGATGGGGTCCGAGGTCAAGCTGACCGAGGTGAAGCAGAAGGAGCTGGTGTTCGACGGCAACACCACCGAGAACGTCAGCATCTTCGACTTCCTGACCTCGCCGAACGCGAGCAGCATCGAGGACGCCGAGTGGTGCGCGGACCGCAGCTCGTGGCCTGACTGGAAGGTCAAGCTGATGGGCGAGATGGGCCACTGGCGGAACCTGGAGGCCCTCAAGGATCACCCCGGATCGAGCGACACCTCGTTCGGCGACGAGTTCAAGGAGCGGAAGAGCTACGCCTACGGGGTGTTCGACCCGCGCGAGGCGAGCTGGGCGCCGCACATCCCGCACTACGAGGTGCTGGACTGGTGGGGTCCCCTGGTCATCCAGGACAACAACGGCAGCTACGTCACCAAGATGTGCAACGTGGTGATGATCGAGCCGGACTCGCTCCAGCTCATCGTCCGCGTCACGGTGAACCCGTTCTGGCACCGGCAGAAGCCCTACCAAGCGTGGCGGCCGATCAGTCTGGAGGACGAGTTCTACGGCATCGGCTGCCTGGAGATGATCGCGCGCATGTCGATGGAGAAGGACATGAAGCGCAACCTGCTCATGGCCTCCGCGCAGCTCGAAGCGAACCCGATGTGGGCGGTCGCCGACGACGCGAACCTCCCCGACGGCCAGCTCCTCGCGCAGCCTGGGCTCGTGCTCCGCGTGCCCGACCCGTCGAAGTCGATCATGCCGCTCTCGTCCGCGCAGGTGTCCGACTCTGCGCTCAAGGCCGAGAACGTGCTGACCAAGGACATCCGCGAGACCACCGGCGCGACGTCGCCGTCGATGGGCGCGGGCGCCCCCTTCGCGAAGGATAAGACCGCGACCCAGCACATGGCTGAGGTCGACGAGGCGAACATGCGCCTCGTGCCGATGGTCTTCAACTTCGAGGAGGAGGTGGTCAAGCCGATGCTGGACCAGATGACCTGGAACAACCAGCAGTTCCTCTCCTACGAGAAGATCGTGCGCGAGGTCGGCCCGATGGGGATGCGGTTCCACGACCGCTACGAGATCCGCCCCGAGGACGTGCTCGGCCGCTTCCTCGTGCAGCCGCTCGCGAGCCACAAGCTCACGACGAAGCAGACCCAGGTCCAGCAGCTCGTCAACATCCTGGACCGCGCGCCGATCATCAACCAGATGTATGGCCCGAACGCGGTGAAGATGGTCCCGCTGCTCGCGATGATCCTGGAGCAGGGCTTCGACATCCGCAACGTGGACGAGTTCCTCACGATCCCGCAGGAGAACGCGGGGCTCCTCACGCCGACCGAGGAGGAGGAGCTGTGGTTCCACGGCAACGTGCCGCCGCGCAAGCCTGACGACAACGACATGCGGCACATCCTGAGCCACATGGAGACGATGGGCGGCGAGCGGTTCGCGAAGCTCGAACAGGCCAGCCCAGGCACGGCCGCCCGCGCGCGCGCCCACGTCGCGGAGCACTACCGCAAGGTCGAGCTGATGCAGCTCCAGCAGGAGAAGACCATGATGGAGTTCGCGCAGATGGCCGCG